AGGGGGTGACGGCTTGGAAGAAAATATTACAGTCCGAGTTGGCGCGGACATAAGCGATCTCGCGCGTGAGATGGGGAGAGCGAAACAAGAAGTGTCCGATTTTGGCACGCGAATGAACAATTTCGGAAAAGGTTTGCGCGACACTGCTGGCGGAATTGCGATGTCGTTCGGCGCAATTGCGACCGGTATTGCACTTCCGTTGAAACAAGCGGTGCAAACATCCGTAGATTTCGACACAGCTATGCGTAGAGCAGCGACAATAGCCGGCGCAACATCGGAAGAATTTGACGCGCTTAGACAAACGGCGCTTGATCTCGGTGCATCTACGACTAAAAGCGCGCAAGAAGTGGCGGTGGCTATGACGGAAATGGCTGCGAAAGGTTATGATGTTAATCAAATTATCGCATCCATGCCTGGCATTATCGCGGCAGCAGAAGCGTCCGGCGAGGACTTGGCGCTAACGGCTGACACCGTTTCATCGGCACTCAATGCGTTCGGACTTGAGGCGAGTGAAGCTACGAGAGTTGCTGACATATTAGCACAAGCGGCTAATCAGTCAGCGGCAGGCATACAAGACATGCAATATGCGTTCAAATATGCGGCCGGACCTGCGGCACAACTTGGGTATTCGATTGAAGAATTATCGGCTGCGGTCGGTATCATGGTCGATAATGGTCTAGCAGGAGAACAAGCGGGAACAGCGCTTCGTGCGTCATTACTCCGTTTAGTAAATCCGCCTAAACAAGCGGCGAACGCATTAGACGATTTAGGCGTAAAAGTAACGGACAACAACGGCAATATGAAGTCATTAAGCGAAATTATCGGAGACCTTTCAAAGGCAATGGACGGCTATACGGACGCTCAAAAGGCGTCAACATTAGCGGCTATATTCGGAACGGAAGCCGTATCTGGTATGATGGCGCTAGTGTCGGCAGGTCCTGATAAGATTGACGCTATGACGAAGTCGTTAGAAAATTCGGCAGGAGCATCGCAAAAAGCCGCAGAACAAATGATGGGTGGTCTCGGTGGTGCAATTGAGCAGATGAACGGCGCGTTTGAAACTATGCAAATAATAATCGGCGATCATTTAGCACCTATCATACAACGCTTTGTGGAATGGATAACCAAGCTGATTGAAGCGTTTAATAATGCACCGCCGAAATTACAGAAGTTTATATCGGTTGCGGCGTTAGTGCTTGCGACATTGACTGGATTTATTGCCGTTGTGGGAACGGTTGCCGCCGGAATTGGCTTGTTTATGATGTCCATTGCGCCATTATTGCCGTTTCTGACGAAGCTAGGCGGAAAATTAAAAGTAGTTGGCGGCTTGTTCGCATTTTTAACGAGCCCGATTAGCCTTGCTGTTATCGCCTTAGGCGCCTTAGTTGCTGTTTTTGTTGCGTTATACAAACACTCCGAGCCGTTCCGCGCGTCAATTGATAAGATTTGGGGAATACTAAAAGGCGCGTTTGTGTCAGGCGTTGTAAAAGCAGGCGAAGTGTTGACGAAACTAAAAAACGTGTTTGTCGAACTTGTAAATACAAGAGTAGTGCCATTTTTTGAAAGTTTGGCCGATGTTATTTCGCGGGCATTTAGCGGCGACTTCAGCGGAGTTGCAAATATGTTCGGTCAATTGGTGCCGACAATTATTAGCTTTTTAGTCGGCGGTATCCCAGCATTGATTTTGACCGGCGCGAGATTTCTTCCAGCAATTGCTGAAGGTATGCAACAGAATTTGCCAGCTCTGCTTAACGGTATTACAGCGGTTATAACTAATGTCATAACCGCGATAACTACGTATTTGCCAATGTTTGTGCAGTCGGGTGTTGATGTGCTAACGAAACTAATCGAAGGTCTGACGACGGCAATTCCACTAATCTTGCCGGTAGTTATCACGATTGTAACAACGTTGATAACGACGCTTGCACAGTTTTTCCCGCAATTTGTTCAAGCGGGCGTAACCGTTTTGACAAACCTATTAAACGGAATTGTTAACTCATTACCGTTGATTGTAAACGCAATTTTGACGTTAGTCACGACGATTTTAAGCGTGATTTCAGAAAATTTACCACGTATTATTACAGCGGGAATTACGATAATAACTGCACTTATTGAGGGGATTATTACGCTTATACCGGCGATTATTGATGCAGTATTGTCAATTATATTGACGATTGTACAGGCGGTTGTTGACAACCTGCCGAAAATTATTGACGCGGGTATTAAAATACTTGACGCGCTAATTAACGGAATTATTTCGATTTTACCACAGTTAATTAACGCCGGAGTCATGCTTATTTTAGCGCTATTTGGCGCATTAATTGCGAACTTACCGAAGATTATTGACGCAGGCATTAAGGTGTTGACGGCGCTAATCGAAGGAATTATGAAGATTCTGCCGCAACTAATTAAAGCAGGTTTAACGCTCATCGTAAAGCTGGCTGGCGCGTTAATCGACAACTTGCCGAAAATAATTTCAGCAGGAGGAAAAATTTTACTTGCATTACTTGACGGAATAGCGAAATTAATTCCGGAGTTGTTGTCGCTTGGTTGGGATTTGGTCAAGAAATTGGCTGGCGCTATCGGCGATAAAGTTGACGATATGTTTGATGTCGGTGCAGATTTAATCAAAGGTTTGTGGAACGGTATTAATTCCGTTAAAGACTGGATAATCGGAAAAATCGGCGGATTTACAGACAGTGTCTTAAAGTCGATTAAAAGTTTTTTCGGCATACACTCTCCGTCTCGTCTTATGCGCGATGAGGTCGGTAAATATTTGCCGTTGGGTCTTATCGCGGGCATTCAACGAATGAAAAATGACGTAATTAGCGCAGCCGAACAAATGACGGAATGGGCAACACCTGACGTACCAAGCATGTCGCTTGCTTACTCGACACCTACAGGCGTTTATGGTTCGTTATCTAGCGCAGTAAACGGAACGGTTGACGTAAATTCTCGCGAAGAGTTGCTTGCGCAGGCAATAGCGAATCTTGAACGAAAACTAGACGGTTTAACGGTCGAAATGGACGGCAAACAAGTCGGAAAAATCGTTGCGCCAACGGTTAGTAGCGAAATAAATAGACAAACGAGATCTGAACGAAAAGGAGGCGGTCGTCGTGTACGAATCTAACATGCTGGAATCGGTTGTGTATATTGACGACATATTATTGCAGGATTTGGGCGTTCGTGTCCGTTTGTCGTCGCAAGAACCGATGTTGCCAGCCATCCGTAATCAAACTATTACCGTGCCCGGCCGTCATGGCGCATACGATTTCGGCGGTTGGTTAGAACCGCGTGAAATTACACTCAATTGCGTGTTTGAACGTCACGAAAATTATTCGGAATTAAAGCGCTCGATTCAACAATTAAATACGCTATTGCTTGACGAGTGGGGTCGTCCGAGAACTGTTAGATTACGGTTTGGTGACGCGAGGGATCGATATTATAACGCTCGATTGGTGAGCGCGGTTGATATTGAACGTGTCGCGCGATTGGGCGTTTTTTCTTTACCGTTTATAGCGTTTGACCCGCATGCTTATTTTCTCTACAGTTCAACAAATATTATTTTGGATTCGGATATTCCCGTTCTATCAGATATAACGCTCGGCGCACAATACGAATTTAAACTAAATCCGACGCCAACTAAGTCGGAAGTTTGCGAGATTATTAATGACGGAACAGTATCGGTTAGACCGAAAATTTTAATTTCAGGAACCGCCGATTCTGTAGACTTTTGGAACACGAGAAACGATAATGCGTTTTTTATAAACAATGTAAAAGACGTAATTGAAATAGACGGAGAAAATTACACCGTCAAAGTTAACGGTGTAAATAAATTGTCGATTTTAAACGGTGATTTTATCGAACTTCTTCCCGGATTAAATTCAATCGTTATTGGCGCGGAAAAACATTCGAATCTAAATGTTTCATTCGATTTCACGTTTAAATATTTGTAGGAGGTGTTTTCGTGGCTGACGCACCTAAACTGTTAGGAACGGATACGTTACGAATTGCGTATCCGAAAGTAAATATGGCGATTGATAACGCTAACGCTGCTTTGCGTAATTCAAACGACGCAGTAGCTACGGCTGGTCAAGCGGTAGAAACAGCAAATCAAGCGTTACAAAATTCGGAAAGTACACAGACGCAATTAGATAATATCATTATAGAAAACGGTCAGTCTGACGCAGAAGTCGTGCAGGCGAGAACAAAAGCGGATGGGACGACGTTTCCGGTTTTGCGGGATAGATTGAACGATGTCGACGATAAAATTGGAATTTTAAAAAGAATTGTTAGAAGTATTGAAGATTTTCCAAGAATACACCCTGAAGTCACTGACTCGCCGAGAATACAAAGAGCGATTGATAGTTTAACAAATGGGGGTACAATATTCTTTCCTTCGAGTACTTATATTATTTCAAGCCAAGTTATTGTGAAACCATATGTATTCTTGAAAGGCGCCGAATTTATCAACTTACAAGACAGAACAAAACAACCTGTTTTTGAAATTACAGTGGGTGAAGGTGATACAACAGGAGACCCAACCTTATCAGCTTTCCGTATGAAATCCTCTAGCGGAATAAGCGGTTTTGCATTTTATTATCCGAATCAAGTGGACGAAACAGCCACTACTCCAACGGCATATTCGTGGACAATAGATACTAGAAAAGAAACACCACAATCGGCTAATACAGATAATGTGTATTTAGAAAATCTATTGTTCATTAACTCCTATCGAGCGATTAATTTAGAGGATGCAGGAAGGTTCAATATTTCTAACATTTACGGAGCGCCAATCGAAACAGGTTTAAGAGTAAATAATGTTTTTGATGTTGCGAGAGCTAAACATATCCACTTTTGGCCTGCGCTCTCATATTCGGCAGGAAGTAACATAAGAAACTGGATTCAAAACAACGGAACAGCGTTTGATTTGCAACATGTAGATCAATTATCTGCATTTGATTTATTCTGCTATGGATATAATTACGGGTTTAAAATCGGTAATCAATTTTGGGGGGATTTGGTATCGTGCTGTGCTGATATTTGTAATCGCGCCATTTATATTGATAATAACGTTGATATGGTTCGTTTTACAGGTGGCACTTTTACAAATAACACGATTCATAAACCAGTTATTACTACAAATATAAACGTCAATGGACGTGTAATGTTTTCAAATTGCAGTTTTTATGGTGGAGCATCCGTAACCTCCGTGATAAGTAGCAATACAGGATTATTCGCTTTTGACAATTGCGATTTTAAGGATGGTACAGACGGTAGTAACGGTTGGAGATATTCGCCAATGATTGTTAGCGGAAGCACAGAAGTAAGGGTGAACAACTGTCCGGGCTTTAATAGTCGTTATGCTATCGGTAACAGTTTGATTATCAACGGAATCAGCCGAAATCGTAAGGATGTCGATATTACACCAGCAAACTTTAATATGGCGACATGGACTAACGGTGTGCCAGACAATTGGACAGTATCGAGTAGTAGTGATATTGCGCAGATTACAAATGGGGTACAATTGATTTTAAACAACGCAGTTGGAACAAGGGTTTTAAAATACACAATACCAACCAACATCAAGGCCGAAAAGGATTTTTATATTATCGAGTTAGATTTCGAATCGTTCGCATCTAATGACCAATTTCGTATTTACTTTAGTTTTTGTCGCGATGACGGTACAAATTTTGCAGTTAGATACGGAACAACATATTGTTTAAGTCCAAACGGAAAGGTTACTTTAAAAATGCCTTTCTATTTAGGTGAGTTCCCTGATTTAGCGATATTCAGAATCGAGTGGCAAGCATATGGAACATGCACAGGAAATTTGCAGCTTACGAATCTAAAATGGTATAAGAGTCAAATTTCAAAGCATACCAATCATCAATTAGAATACACGTTCAAGGACATTTTCCTTGACCCATATGGAAAAGGAATCGTAACAAAAAGAGAAGGATTAAACAAAGTTATTTATGACGATGCACCGCCAACAGCAGGAACTTGGTCATTAGGGGATAAACATATCAATACTGTACCGACTGCTGGAGGTTACGAAGGTTGGGTATGTACAACAGCAGGAACACCGGGAACTTGGAAAGGGTACGGGGCAATACAAACGTAATTTCTGTGTATATGTAATATTATTAACTTATATTGTAAAGGAGTGAAAAAGATGTTATGTTTAAATTAAAAAAATATTAAGAAAAACGGGGAGTCTAGTCGTGAAATTACCTATAGATAGAAGGAATGGATTTGCTTTTAATAGTGTAATTTTATTATCGATTCTGTGTTTATTTTTCACTTTTACAAACATAGTTCCGTTTAGTGCAGGATTAGCGTTATTACTACCGTTTCTTCCGATTTTTTTGTTTCATTATAAAACGGTACATTCTGTTTTTTTGTACCTTTCTATTATGTTGGTATATTTTGCGGTTAATGCCTTTTTGTATGATCCAAAACAACTAATAATGTATGACTTTTTTAGGAGGGACGGAAATGTATTCATCACTTTCGCCCCTCTCCTTATACTTTCTTTAATTAAAGCTAATATTGATTTAGATAAGATTGTGAGGTTTTTTATTTACTGGTCTACACTTGTCAATTTTGTTTTTATTATTATATTTTTAGTGACAGGCGGCACCATATTCTTTTATGAACCTATTTATCATTTTTTGTTTAACGCACATAATGCGGCAGGTGGGTTTTTAGGATTTCTAACAGCTTTATCAGTAGGATACTTATTCGGAACAAGAAAAAAGAGGTTCTTTTTGTTGAGTGGAATTAATGGATTTGGTCTATATCTTACTGATTCGAGGGGTAGTATTTTAGGGTTAATTGTTGCGTTTATTATCGTTATTATATTGAAAGATAAAAAGACAAAATTTTTGGTATCGTCATTGATTATATTTCAAGTTATATTTTTAGGATGGTTTTATGTCAAGGTTAGTCCTTCCGGTTTTTTGAGTAATCAATTTTTCTATCAAGAAATAGGACTGGATATAGAAAGAGCTAGTACAATTTTCGCAAGAGTATATTATCTTTGGCCTAGAGGTATTTATTTATTTTTACAATCACCTATATTTGGCACAGGTTTTGGAAGTTACAACGATACCCCTTACAATCTTTATGGACTTTCTCACGTTTTAAAAATTAATTTGACGGAAAATATTCGGCTTGGAGACAATCATGCTCATCATACCTTTGTGAATGTTTTGGCTGAAACAGGCATTGTAGGGTTCTTACTTCTATTTATTTTCTTAACAAAAGTAAGAACATTTATAAAAACTATAAAATTACTACCGTTGCAAAAAGGGTTACTAATCGCTTTTTGGTTTAATATCGTTTCGTCGTTCACCGAACATAGATTATTCACACCTTCGCAAATGTTGCCATTTTGCATTATTTTAGGGTTGTCTGTGGCTTATTCCAGATTTCTAAACAACAAAAACCTAAACAAAAGAAATGAAAAAGTTGCTTAATTATTATAAACGTTTTTCAATACGTGGATTTTCATAATAAAATGACGCTTTTAACTGAAAATTAGAAAAACTGTGTGATGTAAGTAATAATTTTACGAATACATCAATTGAACGGGAACCAGTTGTTTATTTGACAAACTATTTTTATTTGGAGGTGAGAAATTGCTAAAAATTTCCGATAAGCAAATGAACCTTGTCGCCATCCTCGAAAACGCATACGCCATCTCATATAAGAAGTCGTTCAACTCCGTTTGGACGGCTTCTTTTTCTTTACCGATAGACGACCCGAAAAACGCCGAGTGCCAACCGTTCCGTTTCGTCGAAATAACGGACGACATAACAGGCGAATACATCGGTCTGTTTCGCATAGTACCGACAGAAACGGTTAAAGACGAAATCGCAAACGAAATAACATACGAATTAGAGCACGTCATCGCAACGCTAACAGATGACGTGCTTTTTCGTTATCATCAAACGACAAATTTAACGACTGCGGAAAACATTCTGTATATTCTCGATCAACAGTCAACAAAGCATTGGGCGTTAGGTACTTGCGATTTTACGTATTATTTTTCGTACAGTTGGTCGAACGAAAACGGGCTTCTTGGTGCTTTATTTTCGTTAACAAAACCGTTTACTGTGCCGTTTGAGTGGACGTGGGACACAAAAACATATCCATGGACGCTCAATCTTATACGACCTGAAACCGAGCCAACTTGCGTTATCCGTTATGGCAGAAATATGCGGTCAATTGAACGTACATTCGACCCCGAAAATATCGTGAACCGTATCTATCCTTTAGGTTACGGCGAAGGCGTCAATCAGCTAGGGATTGAAAAAGTAAACGACGGCAAACCGTATTTAGAAAACACGGAATCAATTGCGAAGTATGGACTAAAATCATACGTTTGGGTTGATCGAAGCTACGAAGATGCTATAGCATTAATGTCGGCAGGTCAGTCATTGTTAAACCAATTAAGTGAACCGAAAGTGACATATAAAGTTAAAGCGGTAGATCTATACGAATTAACCGGTATCGACATCGATAAATTTGACGTTGGTAAAATCGTCCGAATCGTTGATCCCGATTTTGGCACGATTGACGCACGAATTGTGAGCGTAAACAAATCGGACTTGTACGGAGATCGCGGAAATATCGAACTAGAAATCGCGAATAAAAGCGATAACGCAAGTACAGCAACGGCTGACTTGGAACGGCGGCAGGAAATTAACGAAGTGTATGCGCAAGGTGCGACAAACATTGATTCGCGAGATTTTGCCGACAACTGTGACCCGACACACCCGGTTATTATCCGATTTCCAATTCCACGCGATGTTGTAAATATCAACGAAATGGTGCTTACGTTTGAAACGCAAAAGTTTCGTGGTTACACGCGCGCTATCAAAGGCGGAGGCGCTATCGTCAAATCTACAAGCGCAGGTGGAGCGGTTGTTAAATCGACAAGTTCGGGCGGTGGCACGACCGCAACAAGTTCGAGCGGTGGCGGCGTTGCGAAGTCAACTGCGGCAGGCGGAGGAAGCACACAAACATCAAGCAGCGGTGGCGGCTCGACGGTTTCTAGCGAATTTAGTAATCCTACTTTTTTTATATACTCATCTACGCGATTGCCGATACAAGACGCTACATTCGATAATCATTTTCATGCCGTCGAAGTTAATGACCAATTGAACCACAGACACAGCGTAAGTATTCCGTCACATACGCACAGCGTAAGTATTCCGTCACATACGCACGAGTTCGATATACCAAACCACACTCATTCTGTAACCATACCGAATCATACGCATGAAATTGACATTCCCTCGCACACACATCAAATAGAGTTACCAGACCATACTCATGATATAGAGTTCGGCATTTTTGAACTAGACGAAACACCCACAAGCGTTAAGATCGAAGTTGACGGAAATGTCGTTCCCTATACACAAACGAGCGGACAAGACATTAATTTAATACCGTACCTTGCGAAAGACGAAAACGGACTGATTGAAAGAGGTCGATATGCGGAAATAAAAATTACGCCGAACAGTTTGGCAAGGATTAATGCTACTGTTACAAGTCGATTATTTATACGTTCACAAATTGGAGGTAAATATTAATGATTGCGTTGAAAGTTATAACTCACAGTGGGCAAGAATTTGACGTTGAAGTCGAAAGCTACGATCCTATTTTGCTAAATGAACAGATAAACAACCATGATATTATTACGCTTGTGTTAGGAAATGTCATCATATCGCGTCTCGATATAAAAGCGATTTTTCCGATTTATGAATCTAAATAAATAATACAAACGTAAGAAAGGTTGTGGTAAAATTTAACCAAAAAGGGTGTGCGTTTGATGAAAAAATTAAGAATAAGTGCCATAATTGCTTTAGCTTTAGGAATCGGTGCATTTGGCGGTTATCAAATTTCAAACGAAAATAAGTCTGATGTAGTTAAAGAAGCGCAGCAAGTTTTAGTAAATGAGCAAATACAAAAACATGAAGAAAAAGAGAAAGAAACGATAAAACCACCAACCAGTCGCACGGTCGATATTGGAAATAAAACGCCTTGGGACGTATATAGCGTTAATGATATGATCGACAAAGCTAATAAAGAACAAATTTTCTTGTTTTCCGACGCAGAAACGTTGGAAAACGATTTATCGAAAGATTATAAAAATCAGAAATACGGGGTTTACATCGACGTTTTTGTTGCACAGTTACGGGATTATTACCCTGACAAGAAAACGTATTTTGATAAAATGATAGAAATTCGCGATGCAATTGTGCAACAAAATTACGATTCAATCCCGAAATTGATCGAAGAAGCGAAAATATTACGCACTCAATGACGAGTGCTTTTTATTTTGCTGGAAAGGATGGGCGAACGATGGAACAGCGCATACAAAAACTAGAAACGGATATGGTCGACGTTAAAACGAGATTAGCCGTCGCTGAATCGAATATAAAAGATATGCGCGAAGATATAACCGACATTAAAAACGACACAAAATGGATACGGCGCACCATAACCGGTGCGATCATTACGGCGACTTGTACCGGCATAATAGGTGGTGCAATCGCTATTTTTTATACGGTTTTACAAAACTAAACGAAAAGGAGACGACAAAATGGCGATAAAAATTCGAAAAAACTTCGTTCCTTCCGATAAATACTCGATAAAATGTCCGTACAAAATGAGCGCGGAGTATATCACTGTTCATAATACGGCAAATGACGCAAGTGCAGCGAACGAAATTGCGTATATGATTCGCAACAATAATCAAGTGTCGTACCATTTCGCAGTAGACGATAAAGAAGCGGTTCAAGCGATTCCACTTGATCGTAATGCATGGCATGCTGGAGACGGCGGAAACGGTACCGGCAATCGAAAATCAATCGGTATTGAAATATGCTATTCGAAATCGGGCGGTGATCGCTACAAAAAAGCGGAAGCTAACGCAATCAAACTAATTGCGCAACTATTGCGTGAACGTGGTTGGGGCGTTGATCGCGTTAAAAAGCATCAAGATTGGAGCGGTAAATATTGCCCACATCGAATCCTTGCAGAAGGACGTTGGCAGTCGTTTTTAAATGCGGTTAAAGCGGAATTAAACGGTGAAAATTATGTGGATATACCGAAACCGACGAAACACACGAAACCAACCGGCAACTCAACAATTAGCGAAATTCAAGCAACGTTAAACAAACGTTACGGCTTCGATGTTGTAGTCGATGGTAAGTACGGCCCGCAAACGAAAAAAGCGCTCATCAAAGCGTTTCAAACGGAACTCAACCGCCAATTTCGCGCTGGTCTTGTCGTTGACGGTATTTACGGTTCGAAAACGGAAGATGCAACCGTTTCGGTCAGACGTGGGGCAAGTGGTAATTTAACGTGGATTTTGCAAGCTGCGTTGTATTGCAACGGACATGACCCTAAAGGAATTGACGGCAAGTTCGGTGGCAACACAGAAAAAGCTGTACGAACGTTTCAACGCGCGAAAAAGATTACGGTTGACGGTGTTGCCGGCAAACAAACATTTGCAAAACTTTTCAAATAACGGAGGTTGATCGTAAATGAAAATTCCATCACGTTTCAAAAATTACGGGCTTTGGGTCGCAGTGGCGGCGCTAATCGGCATGATTTTGCAAGACGCCGGGCTGCCGGTCGCGCCCGAAAAATATGAGGCGTATGTTGACGCGGTGCTGACGATTCTTGTACTTGCAGGAATCGTGAATAATCCGTCGAATGGTAGCGGATTTAAAGACGTGGAATGACGGAAAAAGCACGGCCTTTCGGTCGTGCTTATTTTTAATCGTTCTTCCGTAAGTCGGTGATCATAGTTTTGTTTAACACCCAAGTCTTTCCGATTTTTACCGCCGGCAACTCACCAGCAGCGCATTTATTCTTGACTGTTCCTGGGGAAAGCCCCAGGATTTTTGCGGCTTCCTCAACGCCTATGAGGTTTGATAATTGATGTTGTTGTGAATGAAAAGCATGTAAATATTTTTCTGTAAGAGGTTCGTTTGTGAATTCAGATTCTTCCATTTCCGCAAGTATTTCGCCAAACATATCTAGCAAAACCATTTCATCTGATCCAAATTGCGGAGCATATTCCAACAATTCCTCATGTATTTTTTGAAATG